AGTAGATTCATCAATAGCCATTAAAGTGCTATGACAGGATAAAAATTTTCTAGCAAAATCAACACCTTTTTTAGTAGAGAATGCCTCTACGTTCATAATTAAAATATGTAGCTCTTCACCTGTTTCAAATAATATATTTAATTTTTTTTCTTGAGTTTTATTGATCATCGCTTGCCATAAAACTGTCTTGTTATCAATATGGTCTGATAAGTGATCTGGTAATTCATTGTTATACCAAGTACCTACAACACCTTTAGGTGCAACAATTAAAGCACCATTAACCTTACCTTTATCATAAAGCATAGCTAAATTGTCTATTAATACTTTAGATTTACCTGTACCCATTTCCATAAAATAGGCATAAGCTTCCTTATCCCATGATTTTTCCAACGCTTTTAATTGATGCGCGTATGGCTTAGTCTTAAATTTATAATTTATCATTTTTCTTCTTTCTAATTGACAAGATAACCATAAATCACTATATTGTCAAGCATGAAAGAAAATATATCGCAAAATGAGCCTATTGTTTATTTGTTACAAGAGGTACCCGGTACTAAAATTGGTCGTCCAAAATATAATATTATTGGCGCTCAAAAATTTGGCAAAATAAGAGTTCTCTTACGTGAGGACACACAAATTGTCAGAAGTCCGGGTCCGATAACTTATCAATTAAGAAGATTACTAAAAGATTTTAAAGATAAAGATTATTTATTATTATCTGGAGATCCAAAAGTAATTGGTTTAGCAATAGCGGTCGCGTGTGATATAAATAATGGAAAGTACACTACGTTAACTTGGGATAGGCAAGAAAAAATGTATTACCCGACCGAGTTCAACATACATGAAAGAGGAGAAATAAATGAGCAAGATAAATTATGAAGAAGATAGAGTACATTCGATAACGCAGACAGATGCTGCGAAATCTTTATCGAGTAAAGTTATAGAATTAAAAAATTTAGAAGACGAAATTAAAAACGCTGAAGAAAGTATTTCTAAATTAAAAGAAAAAGCAAAAACATTGTCTGAGTATGAGCTTCCAAAAATGATGGAAGAAATGCATATTACAAAATTAAAGCTTAAAGATGGTGAGTCTGTAGAAATAAAAAAAGTTTACAGTGGATCTATACTTCCTGAAAATCAGGAAGAAGCTTTTACATGGCTTCGAGACCATGACCTAGGTGATATTATTAAACGTGATGTCACCGTTACCTTTGGTCAGGGCGAAGACAACAAGGCGAGCGAATACGCAAACCTTGCACAAGGTCAAGGATATGAACCCGTCCAGAAAATTGGTGTTCATCCTATGACACTTAAAGCAGTAGTCAGAGAGCGTCTTGAATCTGGACGAGAGATGCCCTCTGACTTATTTAAAACTTACGCAGGTAACCGTACAAAAATAACCCGGAGATAAATATGAGTGACGAGAAGCAAGTAGCGATAAAAAAAGAAGCAGGATTACCTTCATCAATATTGTTTGAAGAAGATGCTGCTGCAGGTTTTGAAAATGTAAAGACCGTAAGTTTGGCTTTACCTATTTTAAAACTTTTACAAAATGGCTCAGGAGAAGCACAAAAACGTAATCAAAATTATGTTGATGGTGCAGAACCTGGAATGTTTTTAAATATAGTTACAAAAAAACTATATGATGGAGCAAAAGGAATAAATGTTATTCCTTGTCATTATAAATTAGAGTATCAAGAATGGGCTGATTTTGGAACTGGTTCTAATAGACCAGAAAACATTTATTCAGCTGACTCTGATATTCTATCAAAAACAACCAAAGACACTTCAGGTAAAGATAGACTAGAAAATGGTCATTACATTTTAACTGTTGGTCAACACTATGTGTTGATTGTCAGTGAAGATTCTGTTGAACAAGCTTTAATATCTATGAGTTCATCTCAAGGTAAAATAAGCCGAGGATGGAATTCTATGATGCTGTCTATTACTTTTGATGGTAAGAATGGTCCGTACAACCCATCGTCTTTTAGCCACAGTTATAAACTAAGTTCAGTTTTAAATTCTGGCAAAGGTAATCAATGGTATGGTTATAATGTCGTAAAAGTTGGTAAAGTTGAAGATCCTGCTTTATACGAACGTGCTAAGAAATTTTACACTAGTTTAGCTAGCAAATAGTGTAAATAGTGGGCGATCAATGGAGACGTAGATCGCCCACGGTTAACAAAAAAATGGTATGAAAGATCTAGAAAAATTTATAAATATATTTGAAGGACTCGACATTGCCTACGGCATTACTAAAAAAAGTGATGAGATTAATGAAAAAGGTAAAAATGTAACTAAGTCTTTTACAATACACAAACCACCCATAGAAAAATTGTGGCAGAATCACTTAGATGGAAAAGATCCTGGTCTTGGTATAATTCCAATTAATCAAAAAAACAAATTAAAGTGGGGATGCATAGATATTGATACATACCCTGTAAAGCATAAAGAATTTATTGATATTTTAAAAAGAAAAAATATTAAAGCAATTGTATTTCGTTCTAAATCTGGTGGAGCACATATTTTTATGTTCACAAAAACTTTTGTTCCAGCAATAGTTATGAGAGCAAAATTAAAAATGATTGCTTCTGCAATTGGTCATGCGAGAGCAGAAATATATCCTAAACAAGATTACATTAATATAGCAAGAGGAGACACAGGTAGTTTTTTAAATCTTCCTTATCATAATTGTGAAAAATCTGTAAGGTATGCGTTCAATTCTCAGGGTTTTAGAATGTCTTTACAAGAATTTTTTTATTATCATGAATCCATGTCTATGACAGAAGAAGAGTTAACTAATTTTGTAATTTCTAACGAAAAAGAAAATATTGATTTTTTTAAAGGCATGTCGCCATGTTTAGTTACACTTTTAAGTGATGGTGTGCCAAACGGGCAAAGAAACAACTGTATGTACAATGTAGGTGTTTATCTTAAAAAACGATACCCAGAAAATGATGAGTGGCAAGGTCATATGCATATATATGACAAAGAATTTATGGAACCTCCATTAGGTGCTAATGAAATTAATGTATTAAAAAAATCTTTAAATAATAAAGACTATCGCTATAAATGTAAAGACGAACCTATATGTAGTTTTTGTGATGCTAAAAAATGTGCAACAAGAGAATTTGGTATAGGAGAAGATGGCCCAACACCAGAAATTACAGAAATTAGAAAATATGAATCAGATCCACCTATTTGGTTTATTTCCTTAGATGGACCTACAGTAGAAGTTGATGGTGCAACACTTCATGATGCTGAAAAATTTTCAATAGCATGTATGGAACAAATTGGAAAACCTTTAATGCCTATTCCAAAACACGCATGGAGAAAAACACTAATAAAACTAACTGCTAAAAACTTAACAGTACCAGCTCCAGAATCTTCTAAAATTAGAGTTCAACTTACAGATATTTTAGCAGATTATATAAATAGAACCCCAGGTAGAGACAAGGACGATATCCTAAGAGGTGTTGCTTTTACAGATAAAAGCGGAACTACAATGTTTAAGTTTTCAAATTTTTGGAAATATTTATTGAGAACTAAATCTTGGGCAGACAAAACTTACCCAAAACAAAAAACCATGAGAATGTTACAAGAATTATTTGGTGCAAAAGAAGTTAGCCCAAAAATAGATGGCAAGACACATAGAGTATTAGAGATGCCTCATGTTAGTCTAGATAAACCTAATACAAAAAAATACGAAATGGAAAAAGAACCATGGCAATAAGAAAGAAAATAATGGGACCACCAGGCACAGGTAAAACACATAGATTAGTAAATCATTATTTAGCTAAAGAAATCAATGACTTACACACAAATCCACAAAGAATAGCTTACGTAACGTTTAGTAAAGCTGCATCCTTGGACGGTGCCAAAAAAATTCAAACTATTTTTCCTGGAACAGAATTTTTATATATATCTACACTACATGCAGTAGGTAGAAATGAACTAAAAATGCCAACCAAACAAATACTTGAAGGTGCTAAATGGAAGCAATTTAAAAACGTTTATCCAATTTATTCAAATATAAATTTTGATTCATATATAAATGAATACGGACAAACCATAACTAAAGATAAAAATTTAGAGGTAATACATTTTTCTAGAGCTAAAGAAATTCCTTTAGTAGAAGCATGTATACAATTAAAATACCATGAAGGAACTGTCAATATATTTTTTGTTGAACAATTAGAAAGAGACATTGAACATTATAAAAAAGAAAATAAAATGTATGAATTTTCTGACATGATTAAGTTATTTGTCGACAAAGAAAAGCATCTTGCTCTCGATGCACTCTTTCTTGACGAAGCTCAAGATCTAAATCCTTCGCAATGGAGAATGTTTTTTTACATTGAAGCTCAATGTAAACGATCTTACATCGCAGGAGATGATGATCAAACAATTTTTAATTTTCAAGGAGCTGATTCTAATATTTTTATAGATTTACCTGGAGAAAGAGATGACCGAGAAAAATCTTACAGGGTACCAAAAGCTGTCCATAGACAAGCACTAAAAATATTACCACATCTCTCTAAAAGAGTTAGCAAAAAATGGTACGCAAAAGATGAAGAAGGAGAATTTATACCAAACTGTCATCTATCAAATTTAGATTTTACTAAAGGTGAATGGATGATTTTAGCAACAACAAATAAATTATTAGAAGAATTTTCTGAATATTTTTACAGAAAAGGTATAAGAATATTTGGTAAAAATACCAGTGTTTTACCTAATAGCACAGTAGAGGCTTATCGGTTTTGGATTAAACTAAATAATGGTGAATTGATTGCAACAGAGGATGCTAAAAAAATATGGGAATATTTATATTACAACAAAGGACATATTAAGTACGGATTTTCTAGTGGTAAAACATTAACAGGAGGCGAGATGGTTTCTTTAGACATTTTAAAAAAAGATCATGGATTATTGATTGAGGGTGATTGGCAACAACTTGGTTTTGAAGAAAACACAAAAAACTATATAAAAAGTATTTTAAAAAGTGGTGATGATTTATCAACAGATTCAAGAATAGAATTATCTACAATACATGGAGCAAAAGGTAGAGAAAGAGAAAACATTGTTTTGTGTATGGATTACGGAACAGAAACACAGGCAGAATGGTTATCTAGAGAGGCATATAAAGATCAAGACTCGACACATAGATTATTTTTTGTCGGTGCAACAAGAGCAATGCAAAGATTATATATTTTAGCACCCCTAACATCGCATTACTACACAATAGGAGAACCAATAGTATGAGTGGTAAAAAAATTTATTATAGCTTTCATTATTGGGGACCATTACTTTTTCAATCAAAATTAAAAGATTCAACAATAAAAAAAATATTAAATTTATGTAGTAAAAATAAAAAAAAGGATCACCGAGAAAGATTAGCTGGAGATATAAAAAATGAATATTTAATTGATGAAAAAAAAATACAAGATATATTAGAACCTTATCTTTATGCTTTTAAAAATGCTTATAAACATTGGTATAATTCAAATTGTGACACAATTACCGCTACAACAGCATGGGTTAATTATATGAAACCTGGTGATTCAAACCCTTTTCATATACATACAGAATGTGATTTATCCAGTGTTATATATTTAAAGTTACCAAAAGGATTAGATAAAGAAATAAAAGAATACAGAGGAACTACTGCAGGGCCAGGCACTATTATGTTTGCTTATGGTGAGGAATCTAAGTTTCATATTACTTGGAAAAGTTTTAAACCAGAAATTGGTGATATGTTTATATTTCCTTATTCATTACGCCACGGAGTTAATACATATCGATCTCCTGGTGAAAGAGTTTCTGTTGCTGTTAATTATTCAATTAAAGCAAGAAAATAATGAGCGACGTATATAAAAAACAAATCGGAGGATCACATTATTCGTCGATGGTTATACAGCCATCAGAATTTATTAATAAAAATAATTTGCCTTTTGCCGAAGGCAACGCTATAAAATATTTATGCAGGCACAAGCAGAAAGGACAAAAGCAAGATTTGGAGAAAGCAATTCACTACTGTCAGATGGCAATAGATCGCGATTATCCCGATAAACCAAAAGAAGAAACCAAACAAAAATCAAACTCATGGGGAATAATAAATGATTAGAGCACAAACAGAGTGGAACAGTCCTACTTCGTTTCCAGATTTAAAAGACCATAAATACATAGCAATTGACTTAGAGACGAGAGATCCAGGATTAAAATTACGTGGTTCTGGTGCGTTAATTGGCGAAGGAGAAATTGTAGGAATAGCTGTAGCTGTAGAAGGATGGTCTGGTTATTATTCTTTTGGTCATTTAGAACAAAATCATTTTGATGAGGCTACAGTAATAGCTTGGATCAAAGATGTTTGTGCCCTACCTGCTACAAAAATATTTCATAATGCAATGTATGATGTGTGTTGGTTAAGAGCCTATGGTGTTAAAATAAATGGACACATTGTAGACACCATGGTCATGGCAGCTTTAGTTGATGAAAATAAATTTTCTTATTCCTTAAATAGTATTTCTTATGAATATCTAGGAGAAGTAAAAGATGAAACAGCATTAAAAGAGGCTGCATCTAATGTTGGAGTAGATCCTAAAGCTGAAATGTGGAAACTGCCTGACATGTTTGTAGGTTCTTATGCCGAAAAAGATGCTGAATTAACTTTAAAACTTTTTAAAAAATTATCAACAGAAATTAAAGCCCAAGATTTAACAAAAATATTTGATTTGGAAACACAATTATTTCCTGGTTTAATTGAGATGAAAATTAAGGGCGTTCGAGTGGACGTTCAAAAAGCTCATACATTAAAGAAAGAGCTAGCATCACAAGAAGAAACATTACTCCTAAAAGTAAAAAAAGAAACAGGAATAGAGCCTCAAATATGGGCAGCAAGAAGCATCGCCAAAGTTTTTGATAAACTTGGTTTAGAATACGAACGAACGAAGAAAACACAAGCACCTTCCTTTACTAAAAATTTTTTGCAAGAGCATACACATCCTTTAGTTCAATGTATAGCAAAAGCTCGAGAAACAAACAAGGCACATACAACTTTTATAGATACTATTATTAAGCATCAATATAAAGGTAGAATACACGCAGATATTAATCCAATTAGAGGTGTGGGGGGAGGAACAGTAACAGGAAGATTTTCTTATTCTAATCCTAATCTCCAGCAGATTCCAGCGAGAAACAAGCATCTAGGACCAATGATTAGATCTTTATTTATTCCAGAAGAAAATCATAAATGGGGTTGTTTTGATTACTCACAACAAGAGCCAAGATTAGTTGTACACTACGCAGCCTCTAGTCAAAAACTTCGAGATGAAGAAGAAGTAAAAAGAATTGTAGATGAATTTAATACTAATGATGTAGACTTTCACCAAATTGTGGCAGATATGGCAGAAATACCTAGATCACAAGCCAAGACAATTAACCTTGGTTTATTTTATGGAATGGGTAAAGCTAAATTACAAGCTGAACTAGGTTTAAATACTAAAGATGAAGCTGAAAAATTATTTGATAAATATCATAACCGTGTTCCATTTGTTAAAGACTTAATGAATAATACTTCTAGAGATGCTTCTAGTTCAGGTTATATTACAACGTTACTAGGTAGAAAATGCAGGTTTGATAAATGGGAAGAAGCTGTATATAATCCCGGCGTTTTAAAAGTTCCTATGAGTCATGCTGAAGCTGAAAATAAATATGGAGGTGAATCTATCAGAAGAGCTTTTACTTACAAAGCTTTAAACAAATTAATTCAAGGATCAGCTGCGGATATGACGAAACAAGCTATGCTAGATTTATATAACGAGGGTATTGTGCCACACATACAGATTCATGATGAACTAGATATTTCTGTAGAATCACCAGAACAAGCTAAAAAAATTATTGAAATTATGGAAAATGCTGTTAAAAATGAAATGAAAATTCCTAATAAAGTTGATTACGAAGAAGGTAATAATTGGGGAGAGATATACGATTAACCAGGAGGAAACTATGGAAACTATAAAACAATTATGGTCACAGGGTGCACATCTATGGAAAGATCACAAAAAAGCTGTGATTGGTGTAGTTATTGGCGTTATTATAATTATTAGTTTAATTAACTAGTAGATTATGATTGATGGCCTATCTCAACGCTAACATACCGATTATAGAATGCTACGTTAGGGGTAACTATCTACGCAATCAAAAAGATTCCCACGATAAGTATTTTGAATGTGTGGTATTTGGAGTAAGTTCCTTACCTAAACAGGTCCCTTTATTTCATTATTTAATGACTGATGGGGGTCTATGGTGGAGAGCTCCAATATCTGCTTTTTGCACTAAACCAGGAACAAAAGAATTACCATTAAATGAGCTGGTAATGTGGGACTCTTTCAGCTATAACTTTAGTGTTACAACTTTTTATCAGTTGGCTGGATCTAAAATGTCATACATTTCCAGACGCAAAGTTAAAAGGGAAGGAACATACTTATTCACCATTGATTGGTGCTCGGGTGATCCTAACGAATTAAATTTCGGCTATGCCGAGAAACCCGACCAACATAAGTGCGGTCATGTAATAGAATTAGATGATGGCAATTATGCAATACAGCCAAACAATAGATTAAAGGCATTTGACCCATCGTTAGCTGCAAATCCATCAGAGATTTTAATAAACAGATTAGTAAATACAAAAACTTGGTCTGTTGAAAATACTTCAAAATGGATTACTGATGAACACGAGGAAGGTAGTTATGATTATTACTACACTAACTTAGAGGATAAAAAAAATGACAAAGAAATGTAAAAATTGTAATTGTGATTGTCACTGTGATGGTGATTTACATTCAGATGTGTATGGAGTATGCACCTGTGATAATTGTAAGTGTCGTGAAGTAAAAGATGAACCAGAAGGTCTCGTTGTTGATGAGACTGGAGAATGTGAGTCATGTCAATAGGAGGTAAAATGAATTATAATTTTACAGGAATTTTAATTATATTATTATGCCTTCTAGCTTTCTGTGGTGGACCAGCTCAAGCAGACACAACACAAACGAATACCTCAGGCTCCAACACAAATATCGATGGTGGGTATGAGTCAACTACTACAACTACTTATGAAACAGGTTCCGAATCTACATCTACAACTAATAACACTACAAATTCAGATATAAGATCTTCACCACCATCAGCATCCGCTCCATCTTATAATGCTATGACACAAGATGTATGTGCAGTTGGTGCTTCCGCAGGAGTACAAACATTTGGTTTAGGCATCAGTGGCGGAAAACATTTTACAGATAAAAATTGTGAAAGATTAAAACTAGCAAGAATTTTAAATGACTTTGGTATGAAGGTAGCAGCGGTTGCTATTCTTTGTCAAGATGAGCGTGTGTTTGAATCAATGATACAAGCAGGCACTCCATGTCCAATTGATGGTAAAATAGGTAAAGAAGCAAAAGCATTATGGTCTAAATACGATCACGAAAGACCTGATTACGATACCTATGTAAAACGTATGAAGGCTAGAGAAAAAATTCAAAAACAAATAGAAAAAAAAGAAGCTTTAGAGCAAAAAAGATTAGCTAAAGAACAAGCTAAAATGACAAAAGAGTTTGATGAATTTGACAAACAGGTAGAAAAAAAGATTAAAGAAAAAAAGAAAAATATAGAATGGGAGACGCCTAAGTGATCTGGCTAACAATATTTATAGGAGTTATTATATATGCGCACTTTGCTATTGACCGTTTTGCTGACGATGTTAACCCTTACAACTTCAGCAGACGAAACAACAACAAGTAATCTACTTAGTCAAGATTTTTCCACGGGTTGGTCTGGAACTGCTACTCAAAGGCATGGTAATAGTGTTGTTGCTGCTGTTAATGATACATATATTAAGTCTGACGATGTAAGTTTAAAAGACGATGCAAATTTATCAGAAGCACAACTACAAGATGGTTTTACATCAAATCATTCTTTTAAATACTGGCATTGGAATAATTATAATTCTACAGTTACCTCAACAGTGACAATAACTGGAGCAGATGGTGAAGTAACTACACAAATTCGAACATATAGTTCTACTGGTTGTGGTTATATTAACTGTGGTAGTTATCAATCTGGGTCTGATACTTTGTCTATATCTAGAAGCACCCAGACAGATTTTGATGTTAATGTAAGATATGATTTTACAGACACTTCCAATAGCACAAGCCACTATTCAGTAGACTTAAAACAACCGTCTCTTACGGTTACATATGAATCAGAACCCATAGATCAATCTATTCAAGATGAAATAAATGAAATTTTTGAAGAAGTCTTTGAGGATATGGAAGAATTTATCTTTGAAGAAGAGACCTTTACTTTCAATGAAGAACCTCAGTTTGAAATGGAAATGCCTATGGAGATGGAAGAATTTACATTTACAGAAGAATTTGTAGAAGAATTCTTTATGGAAATGGAAGAAGAGTTTTTTACGGAAGAAGAAATGTCATTTGAAGAAGGTCCAATGATTACATTTGCAGATGAAACAATGATGGAGGAAATATATGAAGAATCGAACGAAATCGTCGCAACGTTCTTACCTATGGTTTCTGAAGAAGAGGAATTTTCATATGAGGAATCGTTCGTCGAGGATGATGGACCCATATTCATGGAACCAACCGAGGACGGAGAAGGATTCACTACAGAAACTTTTCAAGAAGAAGTGATGGAAGAAGAGCCATCTATGATAACGGAAACATTCCAGGAAGAAGAGATGATTGAAGAAGAACCTGAAATGGCTGAAACATTTGAGGAAGAGGAAATGCCTGAAGAGTCTACTGAGATGGCTGAAGAAGAAGTAATGGAAGAAGAAAACACTGAAATGGCTGAAGAAGAAGCTGTTGAAGAAGAGCCTACTCAGATGGTACAAGCAACTAATGAAGAAGAAAAAGAAGAAGTTAAAGAAGAGAAACCTGATAGCAAGACTCCTAAAAAGTCCGCTGTTCAGACTAAGAAGCTTGCCAAACAAAAAAAAATACAACAGAAAAAAGCTATCATCAAAAATCTTGCTAAAATAATGGATAAAGTTGACAAAGATATTAAGGATATATCTAAAAATTTAGCTGTTAAAAATATCATAAAAATGGAAGCTATGACAAGTGAGCAAGCGTCTCTAGATATGTATCAAAATACAGTATTTTATAAGCCAAAAAACATATATTTAGACCAATTAAATATCTTTGATAATAGGCAAATATACCCAAATACTAATCTTGCAAGTTATACCCAAAATGATAAGATAGAAATCAAAGCTAGAAAACTTAATGAAATAAACATTAAGAAACAAAAGCTTTTATATGAACTGGAGATGTTGAAAAATGAAAAATCTTAAAGACCAACTCGCAGGAATAGCAGCTTTAGTTGCAGCAATCGTTGCAATAGGTGGTGGCTTCATTAAGTATGGAGAAATCACAACAAAATTAGCTGA